CGCTCAAGATGGTCTGAAGATGCATTGGCATGCGTAAGCAATGCCTTTACATCTAACGGGACCCCAGAGTGCTCGACCGGTCGAGAGCCACCTTGGCTCTCTAACCGCAAAAGCGACTTCTGGAGAGCAGGATATCCGTCTATTCTGTCACTGCGATAGACTGGACTGGGAACCAATCCTTCGAGCTGAAGAGATTGGTGATCATCGTTCCACCCGTTGGCAGAACGATAACCCAGAAAAGATATCCTTCCAAGTGCTGACCCATACGGGGACACGTAGGGTAGAGACCCTACGATGCTCTCACATGTGCAGAACATGAGAGACGCGGTGTGCCAATACCCTTTCAGGTAAAACAAATTGGCAGTCGCGACCCACGATATTAATTCAGCAGCTTGCTGCCGGTTCTCAGGACGCTGTTTACGAAGGTATGTCGGTGTTACCGACTCTCCAGCGTATGCGTCAGTTCCGCAAGATTCTCTAAACCTTCCGGTAAAGAAAGACTTGTGGCTATTTACTTTGCAATTGTACTTTTGCAAGTAATCGAGAACCGTAACCGCATCGTCAGTGGGAACGATAAGATCGTCACCATAGACGAATATATCACGAGAGACCGTATATACGTTCTCTGGTGATACAGGGAGGTTGTGCGCCCCAAGGCGAGCCGCTACACAAATAGTGTAGAAGTACATCGACTCGACCGGAAAACACAGAGCACTACCCATGGACGCGAACTTAGCTAGAGGGCCCACAAGGCGCCCGTCAGGCAATTTCGCGAACTTCGACCTACATGCATCGACGGCATCCCGGAGATCCGGATTTCCGCGAAACATCTCCAATGCTAGGTCCGAGAGGACCCGGTCACTAGCGTCAGAAAGGTCAATGGTCGCAAGGCGACCATCTTGTGAAGCCACCACGGCTAGACGCTGGTTCACTGACTGGTCAGTAAAATTCACATGACCACGTGTCAACCAATACGTTTCCATACGCGAATACAAAACGCGTTGGATCGCCTGCTGCGCATATTGCATGCATACAGGCTCTATCGCGATGATCCTTGGGGTCTTTAGCGTTTTGGGAACAAGGGTAACCCGTACGGGTTGTTCTTGTTCCATGGGAACGAACGTAACCTGCTCGAGAAGTTCCACTTCCTCAGCAGCGCTAACAGAGTAGCAGCTACCAAAGAAAGGAGTAAAAGGCTCGAGACGCTCGTGCCACCGTCGCCAAACGTATTTCCGGTTACCCGTGATACGCTCAGCAGTCGCTCCGGGGCCATGTCTAGGAAGTAACATATCTGGAGAAATATCTGCCAGCATGTTATGCCAAAGACAATCCGACACGCGAAGAAACAAGTCTCGCATATCGGATCCCAGAGCGTAAACACTATTGACTTGCTCAATCTGAACAAAGTTTTCGAGAGCTGCATACTCCCTTTCGGGGGTACACGGCATTTCGATCTTCTTGAAGAGGAGGCAAATTTGCCTGACCGCTTCAACGATAACCGAAGACTCGGACACATGGTTGAGAATCCTCCCTGACTCTTGGCTGAAAAGCCGACTGAGCATACCTTGCAGAAAAGCAGGGATTGCTCCAGACTTCTTGAAAGAACGGAAGTCTGTTGAGTCGACGAAACCGTTCGCAAGCGACTTCTCGAAGTCGCGAGCGAACGACGGTAGGGTTAGCGTCAAAAACGACATACCCTCTCGTTCAGCCCGTGCCCTGATGGTTTTCAGGTCACGTAAATCAGAGACTTCAGCGGTACACTTGGCGCAGGCGTCTATATAGACAGCCTGTACCAGCTCTAGGTAGTCACTTACGTTGCTTTTCAAGCGACCTCCTTACGGGGGTAAGCTTCAAGCTACGTTTACAGATCAATCGCTTACGCGACTGCTTCACACCACCCACAGCTAAGTCAGCGAAGCCTCCGACGAACTCGAAAGAGCACGCCGGATAGGGGGAAGCGCCCAAGTTTCCTTGGGAGACTTACCGGCCTCTACGATTCACGACCGTAGAGCTTGCCGATTGCGGTGTTGTCGATCAGACCCTCAAGGGCCGTTTCGAGGTACTGCATCTCCAACTGTGAGAAGCCGTATTCGGGCCGCTCAAAGACGGTATAGCAGGAGAGCGTGTCGTAGTCACTGCTGGAACTATCCAGAGGACTAGTCACGATCTTTCGCTGATCTACTCGCACCACTGACCGGATCCTTCCGGCTCCAGTCTTCTGGTGCGAAATCGTCACTTTCAGAGTCTCGTCTGAGTTCTGATAGAGCGACGTTATCGTTCCTTTCGCAGTTTCCTGCGAAATTCGCGGTAAAGAAGAAGCGACACCATTAATGGTGAGTGAAAGCGGATCTGTAAACATAGTTGACTCCTGTTGAGCTTACGACAGGGGTTAAACTTCCAGGCTCTCCATGCGGTCTGTCATGACGCACAGAGTCTCTAATACCTAGAAGCCGGTGATCCACTCTCGAGAAGAGAGTTTCTACTACAGTCGGGATATTCCGAGTGCAGCCAGGATCGCATATTGCCCTCCGGAGAGACCACCCGGGGGCATGGTGAAGCTAAACGGACTTTCTGCAGCAGCACGTCGAAGAACTACACGCTCCTGGTAACAAGTACCACTAAGAGTGGGGTTCCCAGATTTGTGATACTGCAGAGCATTGTACTCATAGCGGTCAAAGGTAGTCCGCATTAAGTACATGTACTTGGACGCAACGGATCCGTCGGCCCAGTCTTGCAGGCGTTGTAAATTACCGCCTACCTGACCAAACCAATCGACCATCCACGTCCAAGGGGTAACCTTATAGACAACTACGGGATTAATCGACATCCCGTACAAGGACAGAGCTTGTCTCATGCTCCGCACTTGGGGGTGCATAGGCACCCCGGGGTCAAATTCTGGGCGATAGTATCTAAATCGTCCCTCATACCAGACCCGCGTCAATTTCTGACGCTTGACGAGCATGGAGGCCGACGAAGCCTGCGACCCCACATTAGGGGAAAAATACGGCAGGAATAACGGAGAGGTACTTGACCTCGTCACGTTATATACTGTAGTTTCGTCCAGAACGTCGTCCTCAGCAAACCTTCTGTTCATCCACTTGCCGTTGTCTTTTGTTGTCTTGGCAACGGTCGTGAAATAGGTATCCGTGAGTGAAAGCACATCACGGAGATCCTTCACAAAAGGTACCCAACCAAACACGTGGTTAAGAAAGTGATCGGAGAGTTTCTTGCTCATCCGCATCGCGTTAGGGCTGCTACCCAATTCTTTCGCAATATCATGAAAGACATGGGCACTAGTTCGCAGCATGCGCGGGGTATCGCCGGCCTCCAAAAGGGCCTGCGCTACACCAGCTTTCTCCACTTTTGGGCGCAAGCGACTATACGCTTGCGTGCCGAGGCTCTGAAGGTTGTTAGGGTTCAGTTGACTGTTGGAGTAATCCTCCGAAGTCGTTGGCAGAGTTCCGAGAGTTGCCAGAGATGGCAAATTCTTCATCACAAAGCCCCCCGAATAAGCGATCAAACGTCCACTTCCATCGGTCGTGGAGCCGATCGGCTTAAACGAGCCTGAAGCAACAACGGGAGTTTGTGCACGCTCACGTGAAAGGAAGAACGGCCCACCTACATTGTAAGGGGGCCCACCATGATTTTCATCAATGGTGTATTCAAGCTGTCCTGTGTCAGAGGAAACCTCGACAACAGGCCCCGCCTTTGTGGGGAGCTTGCCATTCGG